GTGTCCGATGCCGATGGTCTTAGCGCCCGCATTTCGCCCAAAGGGGTAATCAACTTTCAGTTTCGATACCGGTGGCATGGCAAAGCCCAACGATTAGGGATTGGCAGGTATCCTGCCGTCGCTTTGAAAGAGGCTCGTGCAATCACATCAGAGCTGCGCACCCTCTATGACCGAGGGATAGACCCGCGCCAGTATTTTGATAAAAGCGGAGATATCGGCAACAGGGCAACGGTGAAGGACTGTTTGAATTATTGGAAGGAAAACTACGTTGATGTCTTGCTACGTGAGAACACTAGAGAGCTGTATAAATCGACTGTCATTAAACGTTTAAGTGATGCTTTTGAAGGGCGTCCAGTAGCAGAGATTACCGTTAAGCAATGGGTTGATTTGTTTAATCAAGAGGAAAGGGAAAACAGCAGGCGGGCGCGTCAACTACTTGTCCAGTTGCGATCAGCGATGGGGTGGTGTATCCGTCGGCATTTTATACCCGATTGCTCAGTAATGAAGGTTGAGCCTCGTGACGTAGGGAGCCGTTCTGAAACCGGGGATAGAATTCTTACTTACTTTGAGCTGGCAGAAATTTGGATCGCAATAGAGCGCAGCAGGGCGTCAACTTCAAATAAGCTTTTGCACCAAATGCTCATGCTCTGGGGAGCGCGGTTGTCCGAGTTGAGGTTATCTGAGCGTCAGGAGTTTGATCTAAGGGAAATGCTCTGGACTGTACCAAAAGAGCACAGCAAAACAGGAAAGGAAATCCGGCGTCCGATCTTCAAGCAAATTGAGCCGTTGCTGGAAAAGGCAATGCTGACGTATGACAAGGTTCTTTTCCCAGGGAATCTGATCACGGAACCTCTAACGATCTCTGCGGCCAATCGTTACATAAAACGCATTCGGGAAGGTTTGGATATTGGGTATTGGCGTGCGCACGATTTCCGGCGGACGTTGGTGACACGCCTATCAGAGGAGGGAGTAGCCCCACACATTACGGAAAGAATGCTGGGGCATGAGCTGGGTGGGGTGATGGCCGTCTACAACAAACACGACTGGATAGAAGGGCAAAAGGAAGGGTATGAGATACATGCCGATAAGCTTTTCTGGCATGTTAAGAAGCAGCTTTATGGTTGATGCCGCCATTCAATATCCATTGATCAACTGCATTTTCTAAGTATGCTTTTGGGTGAGTACGAATAGGTTTGGGAAAACCATGTTTGTTTTGATAATTGTACATTGTTTGTCTGGATGTGATGCCTAGTTTTCTCATGACATCTATTTCGGCTAGTAATTTTATTTCCATAGACTTTACCACCTCTAACTGTTTGGATGTTAATTATGAATATTGATATAAAAAGGGAGTTATCTTTAGTAACTATTGGCACCGCAGTTGCGTATCTTTCGGCTTATTTTTATCAGCTTGGTTTTTTCGCGTATTTTAGCGTCCCGTCTGGTTTTGTGTCGGTGGATATTAATACATTACTTTTTTCTGCTGTATTAGTTGTATTTATTCTATACGCGATCCTTGGGCCGTCATTAATTTATTGTGATGTTTTTGATGAAAAAGAAATTACAAAAAAACAAAGGGTGTGTAATGTAATTGTTTTCTATCTAATGTTCACTGTGATTTACAGTGTTGCATTTTATGTGTTGCAAAAATTAAACTCTAATGCTAAAGAGTTTGGCGGTGCGATGGAAATAATAAAATCTGTAACAGCCTCGCTTATTTGGAACGCATTTGTATTAGTATGTACATATTATTTTCCAAAAATTATTTCCCTCCTGCTAATGCATCCATGGAAAAAAACACAATACTTTTTCGCTATGAACATAAGTCCGATCTTGCTTTTTATTGCTTATTTTGGTGGGCTTAATTATGCTAAGATTGATGTTGCTAAATATAGCTTTGGGAATGATGGTTACTTTGTTGTGACAGAAAACTCAAAAGGAATATTAGTGGCTAAGTGTGATGCAAATAATGGGGTGTCTTTTAAAAGACTAGAGTCATCTTTTTCTGATATAAAGACTAATACTAATTCCAAAGAGAAGGCTGAAGTTGTTAACTGCCTTAATATTTGGAGAGGTAAGTAGCATCATGAACCCAAATTCAAACTTGAGTTCAGTAGTAACTCAATATTAAATCTTGTTTTTCTAAGCAGGTTATGAGAATGTCAGCATTAAGATATACACGAATATCCTCTTGAGGGATGAATAATGGTTTCGGTATAAATATGTTTTTTTTGTTGATGCCGATAACTTGAAGTGCAAAATCATCAATCTCATCTGGTAACAGTCCCAGCTTAGCCAGTAACACGCTATGTTCGGTTGCAGATTTAGCGTGGTTGCCTATGACATTTGTGATTTCTGATTCTAGTCCGGCGATGCGCTTCTCTACATCCTCGGCATGTTGCTTCCATTCATATGACTGTCCAATCCAATATTGAGCTACCTTTTCCAGGGCAGAGACGTACTCTTGCGAGTAGAGAGGAACGTCTTTCCCGAATCCAAGCGGAACGGGCCACATGTCACTTGTTGCATGGTGGAACCTCAGCTCATCCGCATCGGTATAGGCCACCGGCCTGCTTAGCTCATTGTTAATCATGCTGCAATACCTCTCACTTGCCCCATATAGCGGGTTATCTCCACACCTACCCATATACCCACCTGAACGCTCACGCCGTTTCCGATCTGCTTGTAAGCGGCGGTGTCAGACACAGGGAAATTGAACCAGTCAGGAACGCCCTGTAGGCGCGCATACTCTCGTTTCGAATACGGGCGCACACCCAGCGGGAAGCGCTTATCGACTACGAGACGGGTGCTCTTGTCTTTCGCGTAGTGGGCGACGCATGTTGGCGCCAGATCCCCCACCGCCGGGTCGCTGATGATTGGCAAATCACGATAGGCGCCGTTCATGCGTTTGGCGATCGCCGATGGCAACGTGACTTGCGGGTCATCCTCCAGGATCGCTGACAGCGGGATACGCGCTGAATTCTCCGGCGGGCGCACGGCGAAGGTGCGACGGGTGCCGATGATGATCAGGCGGCTTCGCTTCTGTGGTAACCACGTCTCAGACTTGATCGGGCAGAACACCTGAATGTAATAGTCAGGCATGCGGGTCATCGCCTCCATCACGACAGGAAAGGCGCGCATCCCCGGCACGTTCTCGACCACGTAAAACTCAGGCTTTGCCAGCGCTAAATGGCGCAGAGCATGCAGGAATAAATCATCGCCGGTACGTGCACCGTGGATGTCACCGATCGTCGAGTATTTCGTGCATGGGTACGTGAAAACCATTCCGTCGCAGGTATCCTGCTCGAAAACCAATTCCTGGCTGATATCGCACTGCTTAACGTGGTCACCGAGGTTGTGCCGGTAGGTTTTGCAGGCGTCAGCGTCCAGCTCAAACGCCTGGTTAACCTTGATACCGGCATCAATCAGGCCGATATCCATCAGCCCTGCACCACAGAAGTATGAATTAACGGTTACGTTCATTGCTCCGCCTTCCTCGTGATTTATTTATCGATCACTGAGTTGTAATCATTGTGGGTAAGCAACAGCCAATTATGGCCGTCGTCTTTTGAAAGTAAGCGCCATCGTTTATTTACACGAAAGGTCAGGTATTTTTTGCCATAGGTTCTTTTGGGGAGTAATCGACCGGCGCGGAACTGTTTTAATTTTTCCAGCGCCTTCGCAGTAATCCACAAAGGCGCATTATTCAGGTTGATGCTCATTGCTGGTGGCCTTCATTGCGATAATCATTAATTATCTGCATGACCTCGTCTTTAACGCCTTTGGCTAACATCAGTGAATCGGTATCGCCTTGCACGATTGGCACAGCATCAAACAGCAGTTCCAGCATTCGACGGGCTTTCTTGGCGCTGAATTGTGGCTGAGCGACGCTCTTAGTGATTTTTTTCTTACCGGATTCTTCGGCCTTTTTCATTAAGCGCGCGGCTTCACGGTCGGCATATACACCATGTTCGCGGTTAATTTGAATAGCCAGGGCATAGTTAATGGAACCAGAGCGCACCAGGCTCTTGATATAGGGGCTGCATTCCTGCAATTGCAGATGCTGGAGGATATCGGACTCAGAACGCTTAACTTTCTTTGCGATCTCCGCGTTAGTCCAGCCCTGATTTACCAGCCGTTGATAGGCCGCGCCACGTTCGATAGGGGTAAGTGCCAGACCTTGCGAACTGGTGACCATGAAGGCGATTTTATCGGCCTCAGTACCCACAAAATCCTTACACTCAAGACGCGCCACCTCATGCCCGGCTTCACTTGCCAACAGCGCACCGTGGAAGCGGTGGTGACCGTCGATAACCTTCACGCCTTGCTCAGTCACTTCAACTGCCAGCGGTGGTATATATTCCCCCGCAATAAACGCATCCCTAAACTCTTCAACGTGCGCCTGATTTAATTCACGAACGTTATAGCCATCTTCAGCATAAATTTCACTGAGTGGAACCAGAAACGTTTTGCGGGTAGTGATATCTGAACCGATGCTTTCTTTTGCAGAATAACGCTGACTTAAAGTTGCCATAATTATCTTCCATTCTGAGGGGGTGAAAATGCTTCACTATGCGCCACACACGGTGGCGCATAAGACTGCACTTTATTTAATTGAGCCTTCATAAACCGGGATGTTTTCGAGCTGGTTTTCCAGGTCTACGACGATCTCAGTAAAAGCGTGCTCAACGATTTTTTTCGGTTCGATAAGTTCGTACCAAAGAGCTAAGCCGCCGTCTTTCAGGCGGTAGCGGATACGGGCCTCAACCTGGTAAGGCGCGCCGTTGTGGAATGGTGCGATAGCCAGGCTGATTTTTTCCGGCAGGGAGGTGTTACCACTTCCTGATTTTTCATCGCTGTAGCTCATTTGGAACGTGCCATCTTGCAGGCGGCGCACCGATTTGAATTCAGCTTTGCGGGTTTCTTGGAACGCCAGCACCATTTCCAATAACGCCGTACCGGATGGGCCTTTGTAGTCATCACTGATCGGCGCTATATCGTGGATGTGGTTTTCAAGGAATTCTGCAAAATCCGTCTGGTTCATCGCGCGGCTGTCACGTTCGGCCCACGCTTGCCACTCATCGGAATACGGGCAATCGTAGACAGCTCGATGATTAGCCCACTCAGCGGAATATGGGGAGGAGTGGTAATCCAGAACCGCTTCGATACGGGTTGCCGATTTATCGGCGAAAATTGCTGTGCGCTCGTCGGAATATTTTTTAACGTAGGCAATCAGTGAAGATGCTGAAATGAGCTTGACCGCCTGGCGAATCAAGGACGGCTGAAGTTGATAACTCTCCAGAGATTTTACGTTATGATCATTAGGCATAACGGCTACTGGAATATCCGTTTTCGGCGTGAACGCGGCCAGTGCCAATTCCTGAATTTCGCGTACTGAGCCATTAGCGAGGCTTGCAAGTTCTTGCATGCTATTTTCCTTAATTAATATTAACGTTGCTGGCTAAATTAATTAGCCGTGGGCTTGCAGCTTAATAGGCGCTGCGGCGGGGGCTGTATCAATGACTTTCAAATCCATTTGCACTTGAGATGGATCATCACGCATTAAATCGCCGTCGGCGGTTGAGAACATAATGGTGTCAGCCCGATCCAGTTCAGGAATGGATTTCTTGACGTTCGGGGTGATTTTCATCGTGTTTTCGTCGCGGCTGTTCAACATCTGGCAATTAAGCGTCAAAGTAACAGCGCCTTTCTTGCCGGTTTCGCGAACCATTTTGATAACCTCGGCCAGCGCTTCGGTAAGTTCCTGGTCTAAGGTACCTTTGTTGATATAAGCCAGCTGCTGGCTAAAGGGAGTGCATTTGCTTTCAGACATACTATTTCTCCTCGTCACATACAGAGAAGAACTCGGGCCGGGTGACGCCCTCCACGGTTAAATGGATGCCTGAATTCTTCTCTCTATGAAAAAGGGCGGCTCGCCTACGAACATTATCTTCATCCTCCTTTGGGTTGGTTGAAGCTCGGCGGCCGCCAAAGACTACACACAGCAAAGATTTAGAGCGGGTGGCCTTTCCGGCAGAGGATTTTCACCAGGCGGGCAAAGAAGGTGAGGCGAACGGCCTGCACGGATGGGACAACGCGCATACCGTCTACAACGATTGTGTTAGCATTGTGGTTGATCATGTTGAATCTCCGTTCTACTGGTCAGGCCCCGGCAAAGATTGGCGTCTGCAGCCGGGGCTATTTATTTCAGAAGTACCAGCGGGCGTAGCTATTCAGCAGGCTGGCTTTATTGCAATGGCCATAAGCCTTGAATGCTCGGCGACGCTGTGAGCGCAATTCCCGGCGTGCTCGGCGGCGAATGCGGTTAGTCAAAACAATTTTGCGCATAGATAGTCCTGCTATTGCGCCCCGTAGGGCGCGGTGGGTGTTAGCTGGCTAGCCACTCGTCATAGGTTTTCAGCGGCTTGCCGGTCATGAATTCATTGCCTTTGCCGTCGTCAGCGCAGGCAAGGTAAATCTGATATTCGCTGTCGTTGTCGCCGCGCGCTTTAGTCTGCCAATTCGCGTTTTGTTCGAGCTGCATCGTGTAACCCTCTGCTGTAGTGGTTTTATGCCTGTCCGCCGGATGCTCTCGACGGCAGGGTAAATCCACTCGCCATTTGAAGCTGCTGATGCGTTCGCCGGGCGCTAACCGGTTACTTAGTGATGCTTTACGCCTCCTTTCCCTCACTGCGTCGCCGTGGGAACCCGACCTGTAACACCGTCGTCGCGTGGCTGGCCTGTAGGCCATGAGCCGATTTACTGCTTCATTGGTTTGATCTCCTTTGTTGATAATTCGTCACCCAGTCCTGTCCGCTGCATGCCGTTGGTGCCATACCCCCGTAAGGGCTGGGGACTGCCGGGTACTGAGTTGTGCAGATCTCTCTGCTCAGTGCTGGGTGACTAAACCTGATTGTTAAAGAGCGTCCGTAACGTTTTCGGCGGTGTTTTGCTGGTGGGGTTCCGGTTTGATGGTGCGATAATCACGCATTGTGGTTTACGTGTCAACACGAAATGTGTTTTTGCAAAACAACGTAACGTGATTGATTGTTTTTTAAGTGAATTTATTTTGCTGGGAAGGGTAGATTTGAATCGTTGAATGTGCGAAATGGGGTGGGGCCGGTATGTAAACCGGCTGAACTATGATGTCAGGTAAGCTTAATTTTTGCCTCAACGGCTATGCCTAAGATCTTAAAATCCTCTGCAATTGGTATGATTGGCCACAATGGATTCAAAGACTTAAGAAACTTTAACCCCGGTTCTTCAACGTATTTTTTGAAGGTGGCACGCTCTGAGCTATTAAACTTAATCGCCACAAGGTCACCATTTTTCAAATCTCTATTTGTATCAAAAAGAACATAAGCAGCCTGGGGGATGCTAAGCCCTGAAGACGAAGACATAGACTCATCAGGTACCGAAATCCAGAAGCCATCACCAACCAATTCGGCATCAGACTCTATCCAGCTATTCAGATCATTGATTGAAGTTATTTTCATATCAACGATGTGTTTGGATACAGTATCAAGATTCAAAACTGGATAAGGATTCGATTCCTTCACGTCGACGACGTGGCCAGCATAGGTCGCTGTCTCACCAAATAGTAATTCTGAAGGGGAGACGCCCAAAGCCTTTGAAATCGTTATTGCATCGTCGATGCTGACCCCTCGCTCTGCTAACTCATAGTTCCCTATACGCGATTGAGACTTCCATCCGCAACGGATTGCAAGTTCCTTTTGAGAAAGGCCCCTGGAAGCTCTTAGTGATTTAAGGCGTGCCGCGATTTTTTCATTCGTGTTCATATCAATTTTCTACCACAAAGCGTGTTAAATGGCTTTTCACGTTTTGTGTTTGCATTGAAAACACATTTCGTGTTTAATTGTTTTCAGCAACCCATTAACAGGAATCACTATGAACAACATTGCCACAGAGAGGAAAAAACTGGGCATAACCCAGTCTGTGTTGGCAGAGGCCTGCGGTTGGACTCAATCGAGAGTTGCCAACTATGAGTCTGGCATTCGCATCCCAGACCTAAACGCCTCCCGCCACCTGGTATCAGTCCTAAATAACTTAGGAAGTGAAGCAAATCTAGACGATTTGTTTCCTCCAAAAGTTGCTTAGCGCGGAAGTTAGTTTCAAGGAAATGAAACAAAAAAGTAACCACAGCCCGAGGAGTACAACTGTGTCACAGCAAAAAGCGCCGGACTGGCAGGCAGAAAAACAGCCTGAATGGGTGGTCAATTCCGCCCGAAAAATCATCACTGGTCTGCCTGGTGGCTATGCTGAGGCTGCGCAGTGGCTGGGGGTTACGGAAGACGCGCTGTTTAACCGTCTCCGCCCAAACAGCAACCAAATTTTCCCGATCGGCTGGTTCATGGTTTTACAGCGGGCTGGTGGCAATACCCACTTTGCCGACGCTGTATCCCGCCAGTCTCGCAGCGTGAACGTGCGTCTGCCAGAAGTTGAAGACGTCGATCGAGACGACATCAACGCCAAGCTGATGGAAGCTATTGAGTACATCGGCAAGCACTCCGAACTTGTCCGCAAATTTACCGAAGACGGCGAGATAGACGCCGCTGAGCGTAAAGCGCTGGACGCCAATACATACCGCCTGATGGCGACATTCCAGGAGCATATCCTGTTGCTCTATAGCGTGTTCTGCCCGGAGGAAGTAGCCCCAATCCACACAGCGAAGTGGCGTGCCCCTATGCCGTAGGAACTGCTGTATTTCACAACCGGAGGATAAGCGTATGCAGCCTGCATCGTTTGTTCGAACCGCCATGCCGGCGGTGTATTGCCGCGAGGATGCCGCATGGATTCAAGACCAGCTCGGTAAGTTACCGCACGGGCAGCGCGGGAAGATTGCGCACGCCTACGAGGAGGCTTACCGCACAGCGTTTGACGCCGAGGAGGTTTCCTACCGGCAGGAGAACGCAGGCCGCAAAGCGGCTAACACGCGCCTGCGGCTGTACGTCGAGCGGTATTCACGGGCAGGTCAGGGCATGACAACCGCGCCACCGCTGGTGGGGCAAAACAGGGTTGCGGCATGAATTTTTCAGCCGGTGTTTTTTTAAACGGGGGAGAGGGGAAGGGTAAGAGGGGGGAAAGGGGGGTGATCGGGTTGGGGTGTGGGGGAAGGAACGGGCTTTACCAGAGAGAAGATCTTTAAGGGATCGAGTGTTTAAAAACGCCAAACGGACATTTAGACGGCTAGACGATTAAACGAGGAGATAACGATGACGCTTACAATCCAGCCACGCGAAAAACAGATAGTTGCACTGAACATGCTGCGCGCGGCGTGGAAGCAATACGCCTCGTTCATGATGTACGCCCCGGTCGGGTTCGGCAAAACCGCAATCGCGGCGCTGATCGCCAGCGGGTTCATCAACCGCAACATGCGCATAATGTTTGTGGCCCCGTATACCGTCCTGCTCGACCAGACCGCAACGCGTTTTATTGAGTACGGGTTGCCAGCCGAGGAAATCGGCTACATCTGGCGCGACCATCCGGCCTATGACCCGAGCCGCCTTATTCAAATCGCATCAGCCGACACGCTGATCCGCCGGGACTTCCCCGACAACATCGATCTGCTGATCATCGACGAAGCCCACCTGAAGCGCAAAAAAATTCTGGAATTCATCGTATACCTGATGACCAATACTGATGTGAAGGTTGTCGGCCTGTCTGGTAGCCCGTTCGCCGCGTGGATTGGTACTTATTACCAAAAGCTGATTAAGCCCACGACGATGAAAGAGCTGATCGCTATCGGTGACCTGAGCAAATACGAATTTTACGCCCCATCTCACCCAGACCTAAGCGACGTTAAGACGTCAGAGCAGGCGGGCTATGGCCGCGACTACAACGAAACGCAATCTGCAGAGGTAATGAGCGACCCCACGCTAGTGGGCGACATCGTTAAGAACTGGCTGGAGAACGGGGAAGACCGCCCGACGATCTGTTTTTGCGTCAATGTGGCCCACGCAAATTACGTGACCGTTGAATTCAGCAAGGCGGGCGTGACCGTTGAAGTGATGACGGCGGCGACGCCACACGAAGACCGCCAGATGACGATCCGCCGCTTCGAGCAGGGCATCACGAAGATCATCATCAACGTCGGCGTGCTGGTGGCCGGTTTTGATAGCGATGTCCGCTGCATCATCTTCGCGCGTCCGACCAAATCGGAAATGCGTTGGATTCAGATTCTTGGCCGTGGCCTGCGACCTGCGCCTGGTAAAGATCACTGCCTCATCTTCGATCACACCGGCACCGTGCATAAGCTCGGCTATCCCGACGATATCGAATATGACTACCTGCCCGCCAGTTCTGACGGGATGGAGAAAACGCCAGCGCGCGTTGTTAAGACAGACCAGCCTGAACGCCTGCCGAAAGAATGCACCCAATGCCACTACGTGAAGCCGGTCGGCGTCTACATCTGCCCGAAATGTGGCTTCAAGCCGATCGCCGGTGAGGACGTAGAAACCGATAAGTCACGCGGCCTGAAAAAAGTGAAGCAAGCCAAGGAGGTTGTCACCAAAGAAGTGAAACAAGCCTGGTGGAGTCAAATCCTCTATTACCAACGCACCCGAGCCGCACAGGGTAAACCGGTCAGTGACGGCTGGTGCTCACATGTCTACCGCAAAAAATTCGGGGTATGGCCGCAAGGGCTGTATCACGCACCGATGGCCATCACACCAGTGGTGAGCAACTTCATCAAATCAACGCAGATCGCATACGCAAAATCTAAGCAAAACGAAGGGAAAGCCGCATGAATACCAAACAGGCAGCTATCGGCCATTGGCCGAAAATATTCGAGTTTTACGGCCTACCCCCGGTAACTGGGAAAAAACATTTTAAGGGTGAATGCCCGCTGTGTGGCCGCAAGGGCAAATATCGTTGCGACGACAAGAACGGCACTGGCTCTTACATCTGCGCATGCGGCGCGGGTGACGGCTGGGCGCTGCTGACCGGGGCAACCGGCAAGGACTTTAAAACGCTGGCGGCAGAGGTCGATAAGCTGATTGGCCGCGTCTACTCGCCGGAAGAGGGTTATCAAGCTGGTGGCCCTTCATCTGGCATAGCCTCGCAACGCCAGCGCGTGAGCTGCAAGTTTGCATCGCTGACCAGCCTGAAAGGCACCGGCGCAGACCGTTACCTTAAGCTGCGCGGCATCACCAGCCTGCCACAAGACAACGTCCGCTACTGCGACCGGCAACGCGCAGCGGGTGGCGAATACCAATCCATCTATGCGCTGGCAACGGACGACAAAGGCGAGCTGTGCTACCTGCACCGCACCCTGCTCGACGGGGACAAAAAAGCCACGGTAGCAGGCGCGCCGAAAAAAATGATGAAGCTGCAAGATGACAGCTATCTGGAGCACGCCAGCTCGGTCGCTATCCGCATGTTCCCACCGTCCACCACGCTGGGCATCGCTGAGGGCATCGAAACCGCGCTGTCCTGCCATCAAATCACGCAATGCAACACCTGGGCGACGCTGAACACCACGTTCATGAAGAAGTTCCGCGTACCGCGTGGAGTGCAACGCCTGATCATCTTTGCCGACGCAGACAAGAACGCATCCGGCCACGCTGCGGCGTTTGAGTGCGCCCGCGCCAATCTGCTGGCAAAGAACGATCTGCAACAAGTCTCAGTGCGCTGGCCGAAATCCGGCGACTTTAACGATCTGCTGCTTAACGGCTCAGAGGTCTACGAGTGGGTATTCCACCGCGAGGAAAACAATGAAAAAACCAACTAAGCCGAAGCAGTACAAGGCGAAAAAATGCGCCCAATGCGGTGAAACGTTCACGCCGGTGAAGTACCTGCAAAAGGTCTGTGGCCCGCTCTGCGCTATCGCATACCAGCGTGACGCACGTAAGCGTCTTGAGGAAAGGGAACGTAAGGACAAGCTGAAAATTCGCAAGCTGGCCGTTAAGCCGCTGCGCTACTTCATCAACCAGGCGCAGACCGAATTTAACGCCTACATCCGCGAGCGCGATGCTGACGAGCCATGCATCAGCTGTGGACGCTATCACACCGGCCAATATCACGCCGGGCATTACCGAACCGTCGGGAGCCATCCGGAGCTGCGCTTTGATGAAGATAACTGCCACAAGCAGTGCTCGGTCTGTAACAACTTCAAATCCGCGAACCTGAGCGAGTACCGTCCTAACCTGATAGCCAAGATAGGCCAGGCACGTTTTGACCGGTTAATTGGGCCACCGCCGAAAGTCGGCAAGCTGGGCCGCAGTGACTATGAGCGCATCCGCGACACGTATAAAGGCAAACGCAAAGCATTGAAGCAGGAGAAGGCAGCATGATGACCCCAAAACAGAAACGAGAAATCAAACACAACGCATGGGCGACTGTGGCCGGTGTTCCTCGCAAGAAGTACCTGGGTAAGTACCAGCGCCTGACCCGGCTGCAAACATTGTGGATCACCTCGCTGTTGAACGCCTGGGGCGATATGTACGGCGGTAACACCGACGGGAAATTGAAGTGCAGCGGCGGCAGCGGTGTATGGGGGCAAATCGTGCCTGAGCAGTGGGACGACGAAAGCGCGGCGCGAATTGTGAAGGTGCTGGGCGACCTACGCAAACTTGGGTATCGCGGAGAGGAGCAGTTGAAGAAGGCAACCACAATTCTATGGCCGCACCGCTCGCTTGAGTCGATGCTGGTGGCTGCTGACGCCGGGGAGGAATGCGACTTCATGGAAAAAGCGGTGCTGGCGTCGATGAAGCACGATAACCCGGTCTACATCATCGGCAAGCTTTTCTACACGGGCCGGAACAATACGGTCTCGGTGCTGGGGCGCTACATGCAAAATCATTACGCCCCCTGGCTGACACGCGATCAGGTGGATGACCGCGTGCGCTGGTGCATTGAAATATTCAATTCTGCGGTGTTCGTCGCCGTTCGTGCTGCTAACTGCATCGAAAATGAAGAAAAATGCAAAAATAGCTTGAAAATAGCCAAGGAAACTGCATAATACAGGTATGCTTTCGCGAAGCTGTACCATCAAGCGATGCAACAAAATGACCCGCCTACGAGCGGGTTTTTTCGTTCTGACAATAGCGGATGTTTTTTTGCTGCATAGGGTTGCGTTACGCGACATTTTGTCGCATTATAATGGCGATACCGACATACAACCCCTATCTAGTGAGAGGCACCAATGGCAACCAGCATCCGACTCGACGACGATTTTGTCAGTGATGTTAAGGTTTATGCTGATGCTTCTAGTCGAAGCATTCCGAAGCAGATTGAGCACTGGGCGAGAATTGGCCGCATAGCCGAAGATAACCCTGATTTGCCATTCAGCTTCATTAGCGAAGCCTTGCTTGCACAAAGCGAAGTCAAGAACCACAAGGTAACCCGCTATGTCAGAAGGACAGAACGAAAAAGAGGTTGATGTTTATCAGACGCGCCGTTTCGAAAAGGCTCTGGATAAACTCCCTGAAAAGTTGCAAGAAATCGTTGAAGATGCAATCGACGCAATAATTGCAAACCCTGAAATCGGCGAACAGAAGAAAGGTGATTTGTCATTTCTTCGAGTCCATAAATTTCAGATGAATAACCGTTTAACCCTTCTGGGTTACACTTGGATAGAAGACAAACTTGAGCTTTACCTCTTGAGCGTAGGGCCACATGAAAACTTCTACCAAGACCAAAAGACTCACCGAAAAGCAGATTTAAAGCTTATCGGATGACGACTTCAAAGCCTCGGATAACCTCCGGGGCTTTTTTGTTTCCAGATTAATGTCTGTGAAGTGGGCGGCGGATAGGGTATCGGAGAACTTTGCTAGTAGTTGTCGGTGATGTGCGGTACTCTCCGGTTGTGGTGAATTGCAGTCCTCCGAGACAAGCCGAAGATAAGCGCCGGCCACCACTCAACATTTTATCCTCGCCTCGGCCCTTTAGCTCAGTTGGTTAGAGCAGTCGGCTCATAACTGATTGGTCGCTGGTTCAAGTCCAGCAAGGGCCACCAAACCGCCATTAGCTCAACGTGGCAAGAGCATTGCTTCGTGACAGGAAGTAAGAGCCGGGGTTCGAGACCTCGATGGCGGACCAACGCGGTCATTGTATAATGGCTATTACCTCAGCCTTCCAAGCTGATGATGCGGGTTCGATTCCCGCTGACCGCTCCAATATTAACGTCTTAATGCAGGCTGATTTTTTCAGGCGCCCAACCTGGACCGCGGACAGCGCAGTAAAGACTATGCTGTCACTTCACTCACTTTCCACCTTTATATCGAGACTAATATTGGTTATCACCATAAAGCGCTGGTGGCAAATTCGAACGCTTAAGCGTCAATGGAGCGATGATCGGTCGCTGCGTAAGGCGGCTATTAAAAAAGACTGGTTCGGTGTGTTGGAGGTATTTCACTTTGAAAGAAGCTACATGGAAATCAAGCGGGGAGCGCGTCTCATTGCCTTGAGCTGAAAATGAAATATCTGGAAATCGCCAGGCTTTTTTGATCACAACAGGTAAGAGAATTGCAAGCGCTGGGTCATAGACGGCGCGGTAGCGTGAGCAGTTATCGGGCGGGCCTGAGAAACCTAATTTGCCTTATAGCTGTTGAATAATGCAGTGCTCTTTCCGTTGTGATGAATGCGCAGGCTGATGCGCGCCCGCTGCGGGGTTCCCAAGCGGCCATTAAACGCAGAAATAACGCGAGGCAATCCTAAAGGACTGAATGCCGGAGATCAGCACCGGCCACCACATTCATTATTTCAAAGGCCACTTGCTAACCGCTGGTGGCCTTTGTCGTTTCTAACGCCCGGCATCGGCTGAGCTAACACAGGAGATAACTCATGTCCGAACCGGTAACCAGTACCGCCGCAGGGACTTACATGATTGGCGGTATCACTATTGCTGGGCTTGTGGCGGGAGCCGATACGGGCGTAATCATCGGTGCTTTCGCTGGTGCTGTGATTTATGTCCTGTCGGCAGCTGATCTTTCAATCTGGCATCGTCTGGCGTCGTTCCTGGCATCGTTCATGATTGGCACGCTGGCGGCTGGGTTCGTCACTGACGCCATCAACTACCTGACCCCGGACGCTATTCACGCTGAAAGGCCGCTGGGTGCTGTAGTTGCTGCTGCTGTGGCGGTTCGCATCTTCATGTACATCAGCAAGCAGTCGGAAAATCCGGGGCAGTGGTTTAAGCGACTGCGGGGAGGTAGTGGTGATGGCCAGTGAAATTATCTTGATTGTGAATGCGGTGGCCTGCACGGCTATCGCGTTGCGTCTGATGACATTTCGCAGGGCTGGTGGCACTCATCGGCCGATAGCTTCCTGGGCGGCATACTTTCTTATTATCGCCGCCGCTTCTGTTCCAATCCGCATCTTAACGGGTGAATACGTTTGTGCTGACTGGTCAGAGACTTTCATTAACGTTGCTTTCTGCGTCACCGTTTTGGCTGCGCGGGGTAACGTCATGCAACTTGCCAAACCTTTCCTGAGATAAGGCCCATGACACAAAACGAATTTCAAAAGGCGGCAGGTATCAGCGCCGGGTTAGCTGCGCGTTGGTATCCGCACCTTATCGCAACGTTTGCAGAGTTCGGCATCAATAAGCCGGTCGAACAGGCGATGTTTATTGCGCAGGTAGGGCATGAATCAGCGAGCTTTACTGCAAAAGTCGAATCATTCAACTACAGCGTTGATGGTCTGATGCGCACCTTTGGCCCTCTATCAAATGCCAAGCGCCTTAGTCATTACCAATGCACGATGTTGGGTCGCACTATTCAACAGCCAGCGAAGCAAGAGGCTATCGCCAATCTTGTCTACGGTGGCCGCATGGGTAATTCCAATCCGGGTGATGGGTGGAAATACCGAGGCCGTGGGCCGATTCAAACTACGGGCCTGAAGAACTACATGGCATGTGGGCCTGCGCTGAAACTCGACCTGGTTGGTCATCCTGAGCTGCTGGAGGATGATCTGAATGGCATGCGTTCTGCTGGTTGGTATTGGCAATCGAACAGTTGCGGACGCAATGCCGGTGATATTGAGTGGGTCACTCAGCGCATTAACGGTGGTTTAAATGGTTTGCAAGATAGGCGTGACCGCTTCGAACAAGCTAGCAAGGTGCTGGTATGAATGGCTGGGCATCCAAACTGACTAGCGGTGGCATACTGTTCCTGCTGGTGGCCTCAATCTTCTTGGGTGGTTATAGCTCACTGCTGTCACATTGGTTAGAGCTTTCACGTCAGCAGATTACGGAACAACAGAAGACACTGGCGCAGCAGGCCGGGTTGATTGCAACGCTCCAAACTCAGGACGCACAGAACCGAGTTTTGATGGCGGCGCAGCAACAGCAGGAGCACCAATTACGCCAGCGGGCCGATATCTATCAAAGGAAATACCGGGATGCGACCAAAAACGATGAGTGCGCCCGTCGCGCTGCTCCTGGTGCTGTGCTTGACCTCATGCACCAGCCCGACGGTACTGCCACCAGCGCCGATTATCCTGTTACCCCCTGAGTCAGTATTTAAGCCATGCGAACAGCCAGCGTTGCATGGTGAAACATGGGGTGATATCGGCAGCTACACACTGCAACTGCAAACAGCTTTATCAATATGCGCGAGCCAAGTGGCCACTCTGAGCCAATGGCGAAAATCTATATTATGAATTTAGGTCAACTACAATTAATGAATTTCATAAAATTACTACACACGTCATTTTCCACGCTCAGGGACTTTGTCTTATAATAACTCCTTCATTATTGGAGGAAGATTATGACTGTTGATTCGATGGCTTTATGGTCAATGCTTGGAACTTGGTTTGCTGCGGTAATGGCTTTACTCACCCTTTTTATCGCAAACAAAGCTCTAAATACTTGGCGAGAACAAGAACAGGCCAAGGCTAAAATGGAGTTTAAAAAATCTCTATTAGCGTTGAGGAATTTGTTGATTATCATGCCCGAGTCATGGACTAAGGCACAATTAGTTCTTGGTGAAAAACTAAAGAACGCCAGCGGATATGCGCAAACGATGAATTATGAGGAGATGGAGGTGGCTCATAATCTTTTTGCATTTACTCAAGCTATGAATCACGCTAATGACAGCTGGGTAATGTGCGAACATTTGTTTGATGGCTCACAAGTAGCTACCAATTGGGCGAATGCTCAGACATGTATGAATAACTATATACAAAATAGGAAAGGGAAAAACGACGTGTTTGAAGCATTAAACAACCTTTACTCAATGAGATTTGTTTTCGAACACAAGTGACCGCCTCCGGGCGGTTTTTTATTGCCCATCACAGAGCGCCCACACTGGCGCTGCGTAATGCACAATAACCAAAGCCATCACCCTGCACCTACCGCGCAGCCAGCGCATCGGCAGGATGTTGGCTGTTCTATTTGAGGCATTCATGAGCAACAAGAAACCTTATGGCAGCAAGTGGCAGACTGAACGCTTGGTGTTCTTGCGGGCTAATCCTCTGTGCGTCATGTGTCAGCAGATGGGGCGCATTGAGGTGGCGACTGTAGTCGATCACATCGTTCCGCACCGCATGAAAGAAGCGAAGACGCCAGAGGAAATGAAGAAGGCCCAGCATCTATTTTGGAGCCGTAAGAACTGGCAAGGGCTATGCAAGCCGCACCATGACTCTACAAAGCAGCGTATGGAGAAGACCGGCAAGGTCATAGGGTGCTCACCCGATGGCCTGCCGCTTGACCCTGCGTCGCACTGGAACCGCTGACAGCAGCGTTTGAATGCAGTGGGAAGGGGCGGGGTAAGAGTTCCCCCCCTCTCGCTTTTAAAGACCGCCGCTTGTCATTTGTGCGCACAACCGCGAAATGAAAAGTTTTTTTCTGGGAGGTTCCGATGGCAGGACGACGCCCGAAACCGTCCCACCTCAAGGTGGTCACCGGCAATCCGGGCAAACGTAAACTTAATGATAAAGAGCCGCAACCGGCGAGAGAAATTCCCAGCCCACCTTCGCACCTGACGGACTGGGGGAAAACGGCCTGGGGAAAAATGACTGTGCTGCTGGACGGCATGGGCGTTCTGACCGTTGCCGATACTTTTGCGCTTGAGCGGCTCTGCGATATTTACGCCGACATATTGCAACTGCGCAACACGATCGCCGACGAGGGCCGAACTTATACAGTTCAAACGGAGGGGCGCTTTTTGATTAAGGCTAACCCTGCGGTTGCCATGCTGGCAGACGCCGATCGCCGCTTCAAAAGTTATTTGGTGGAGTTTGGTCTGACGCCTGCCGCCAGGTCAAAGGTGAAAGTAAATGGTGGAGAGAAAGAAGAAGACCCGCTCGCCGAATTCTTCGGCACCTGATCCAGCCACGCAATATGCGCTGGACGTTACCGAAGGGCGAATTATTGCCGGGCCTGATATCCGAAACGCCTGCAAACGTCACCTTAATGATTTAGCCGAAGGTGAAAGCCGGGGGCTGTATTGGGATGTTGATGCTGTTGGCCGCGTGGTTGACTTCTTTGCCAAAGTGCTGAAGTTGAACGGCGGTGAACATGAAGGTGCGCCTTTCGTCCTTCTTGGATGGCAGGCATTTGTTGTTGGCTCACTGTTTGGCTGGAAAAAAGCAAACGGCACGCGTCGATTCAGAACGGCATATATCGAATCCGGCAAAGGCTCCGGCAAGTCGCCATTATCCGCAGGGATTGGCCTCTACTGTCTGGTTGCAGACAAAGAGCCGCGTGCTGAAGTTTATGCAGCAGCCACGAAAAAAGACCAGGCGATGATCTTGTTTCGTGATGCGGTGGCGATGGTGAATCAGTCTCCGGCGCTGGCCCAACGTATCGACCCCTCCGGCGGGGCCGGTAAAGAATGGAACCTGGCATTTTTGCAAACGGGTTCCTTCTTCCGCCCGATCAGTTCTGATGATGGGCAATCAGGGCCGCGCCCGCACTGTTGCCTCATTGATGAGGTGCATGAGCACAAAGACAACAAAGTGGTTGAGATGATGCGCGCCGGGACAAAAGGCCGCAGGCAAGCGCTCATCTTCATGATCACAAACAGCGGTCACGATAAAACCAGCGTTTGCTACGAGTACCACCAGTACGGCAAACAACTCGCCGCCGGTCAGAAAGTTAACGATGCCTTCTTTGCGTTCATCTGCTCTTTGGATGAGGGTGACGATCCTTTCAAGGATGAGTCTTGCTGGGCAAAAGCCAACCCCTCAATGGGGCATACGTTCCAACCAGAATATTTACGCGAGCAGGTGGAAGATGCGCGGGGCATGCCGTCGAAAGAAAGCCTGGTCAGACGCCTTAACTTCTGCGAATGGGTGGATGCTGAAAACCCGTGGATCGGTGGCGATATCTGGATGGCATGTGAAAAAACATTCGATATCGAAAGCCTGAAAGGGGAAGAGTGTTTTGGCGGTCTGGACTTGTCCGGCAAGCGCGACCTGACAGCGCTGGGGCTGTATTTCCCGCGCATTAAGACGGCGCTGGTAGAGTTCTGGACGCCGCGCGACACGCTGCACGACAGGGCCAGAAATGACCGCGTTCCGTATGATTCCTGGGTGCGTGAAAAGTACCTGCATGCGCCAAAGGGCAGCGCTATCGATTACGGCTTCGTTTCTAAACGAGTCGCCGAGCTGGCGGCACTCTTTGATATTCAGTCGATCGCCTTCGACCGCTATCACATGGATTATCTCGAGCCTGAATTGCTGGATGAAGGGGTGACCGTTCCGTTGGTTCCTCATGGGCAAGGCTTCGGCAAATCGGCGGAGTCGGGCTTGTGGATGCCGCATTCAATCGAGCTGCTCGAGCAACTCATCACCGAGAAAGAAATCACCATCCTGTTTAATCCTTGTCTGCGCTGGAACGCGGCGAACGCGGTTATTGAAGAAGATAAAAGCGGAAACCGGGTATTCAGCAAACGGCGCAGTAATGGCCGCATAGATGGCGTAGTAGGGCTGGCGATGGCCGTCGGTGCTGCTGATGGCGTTGTTGAGGATGACGGCGATATTGATGGCTTTTTCGATGATCCGATCATGGTAGGTATCTGATGGGCAAAAACAAGCAACCTGGGCGCGTTAAAAGCGCCCTTTTAAATTGGCTGGGTGTTCCTATCAGTCTTACTACCGGGACATTCTGGCAAGAATGGTTCGGCACCAGCAGCAGCGGCAAGGTGGTCACTGCCGATAAGGCTATGCAGCTTTCCGCTGTATGGGCTTGCATTCGGTTACTCAGCGAATCGGTTTCCACGTTACCGATGAAAGTCTATCGTCGTGAGGCGGATGGTTCTCGTAAGCTGGCGCAGGATCACCCGGCATACCAGGTGTTGTGCCGCCGCCCTAACCTCGAAATGACGCCGTCCCGGTTCATGTTGATGGTGGTGGCCAGCATCTGTTTGCGGGGAAACGCCTTCATTGAGAAAAAAATGATTGGCAGAAAGCTGGTGGCGCTTAATCCGCTGTTGCCTCAAAACATGGTGGTTAAACGTCTGGATACCGGGCAGTTGCAGTACACCTACACCGAGGACGGCAAAAAGCGCGTGATACCCGTAGACCGGATGATGCACATTCGCGGCTTTGGTCTGGATGGTGTCTGCGGCATGATGCCGCTGAGTTCGGGCCGTGACGTGTTTGGGGCGGCGATGGCTGTTGATGAGTCGGCGGCAAAAATTTTTGAAAACGGTCTGCAAACGTCAGGATACATCAGTTCGAAAGTTGCGCTGAATAAAGAGCAGCGAGAGCGTCTGCGCCAATACTTAGCTGCATTCGTCGGTTCAAAAAACGCTGGTAAAATGATGGTGCTGGAGGGGGATTTATCGTACCAGAATGTCACGATGAATCCTGAAGATGCGCAGATGTTGGAGAGCCGTGCCTTTAGCATTGAGGAAATCTGTCGCTGGTTCCGGGTGCCGCCTTTCATGGTGGGGCATGTGACGAAGCAAAGTAGCTGGGCATCGAGTGTTGAAGGGATGAACCTGATTTTCCTGACCAACACGCTACGCCCACTGTTGGTGAACATCGAGCAAGAAATCTCACGTTGCCTGCTCGATAGCGATGAAGATTACTTTGCTGAGTTCTCGGTGGAAGGTTTGTTGCGCGCCGACAGTGTTGGCCGTGCGGCGTACTACACCACCGCTCTGCAGAACGGCTGGATGAGTCGCAACGATGTTCGCCGACTTGAAAACCTGCCGCCAATTCCTGGCGGTGAAATCTATACCGTGCAGCTTAACCTGACACCGCTTGAGGACTTGAAACAGAACAATCTCGGCGCTCAGGCTGGCGCTATCACCCGGCTGCATAATTATCTTTTCCCCGATATTCCTGAAGACCAGTCACCGCTGAAAAAAGCGGCGTAGGAGCAATCCCCCATGACAAAAAAACGACTTCCGGTCGCACCGGCGGGGCGTCCCTGCGCGGGCGTTACCTGTGAGCCGCTGCCTTCGGCGCTCGAAAGATGGAATGGCGGTCTAAAGGCCGCTGCCTCTGACGACAATTCTATCTCGGTGTTTGACGTTATCGGCCAGGATTACTGGGGCGAAGGCGTTACAGCGAAACGGATCGCCGGTGCTTTGCGCTCAATGAATGGCGCTGATGTTACCGTAAACATTAACTCGCCGGGCGGGGACATGTTTGAGGGGCTGGCGATTTACAACCTGCTGCGAGAGTACCAGGGCAAAGTAACCGTAAAAGTGTTGGGGCTGGCTGCAAGCGCAGCCTCAATCATTGCGATGGCCGGTGACGAGATTCAAATCGGCCGCGGTGCTTTCCTGATGATCCATAACTGCTGGGTGGTGGCGATCGGTAATCGCCATGACTTTGCTGGAATGGTGGAGTATCTCGAACCTTTCGATAACGCAATGGCGGACATTTACTCCGCCCGCTCCGGTCTCGATAGCGATACCGTCAAGCAGTTGATGGACGGTGAAAGCTACATCGGCGGCAGTGATGCCATCGAGAAAGGGCTGGCCGATAGCCTGTTGTCATCCGATGCGGTAAGCAGTGATGAGGACTCACCGGCGGCAGCATTGCGCAAGCTGGATTCCATACTGGCCAAGGCTAATACCCCCGGTCAGAACGCCGAAAACTTTTGAAAGCCTTAACAGGTAACACGCCGAGCGCTGTTACCGATCCGACGGGTACGCCGAGCGCTACCGAACCATCCCCTGAAGTCCTTGCCAAGCTGAACGCCGCATTAAGCGGGCTGCGCGCGGCGTGCTAATTATTTGGAGAAATTATGTCTGAAGTTAATGAGATTCTGAAAAAAGTCACGGCATCTATCGAAGATGCAACCAGCAAATTTAACGCCAAGGCCGAGGACGCCCTGAAAGAGGCGAAAAAATCAGGCGAGTTGTCCGCAGAGACTAAGGACGCCGTAGATAAAATGGCGACCGAACTGAACGCCATGAAGGCGGCAGAGAAAACGCTGAAGGCGGCGCTGGGTGAGCTGGAGCAGCATGTGGCGCAAATGCCATTGAACCGCGCGGCTGAAGTGGTTCAATCGGTCGGGCAGCAGGTGATTTCGGCAGAAGCGCTGAAAGACTTTGCCTCCGGTATTCAGGCCTCACAACGGCTGAGCATTCCGGTTAACGCGACGCTGATCTCTACCGATGTTCCAGGGCAGATTGTGGCCCCACAACGCCTGCCGGGTATCGATACCGCGCCGAAACAACGCCTGTTTATTCGCGATCTGATCGCACCAGGCACCACCGGCTCCAACACGATTTATTGGGTGCAACAAACCGGCTTCACCAACAAGGCTGCTGCCGTGCCTGAAAACACGCCTAAGCCGTACAGCGATATCCAGTTTGCTGAAAAAATCACGCCGGTTCGAACGTTGGCGCATCTGTTCAAAGCCTCCAAGCAGATTTTGGACGATTTCGCACAGCTGCAATCGACCGTTGATGCAGAAATGCGTTACGGCCTGAAGTATGTCGAAGAGCAGGAAATTCTTTTCGGTGACGGCACTGGCGCACACCTGGAAGGCATCATGCCGCAGGCGTCGAAGTATAAGGCGGCGTTTGAAGTCGCTATGCAAAACGGCATTGACGATCTGCGCTTAGCAATGTTGCAGGCACAACTGGCACGTTTCCCTGCCACCGGCCATGTGTTGCACTTCATCGACTGGGCCAAGATTGAGCTGATCAAGGATACGCTGGGGCGTTATATCCTCGCCAATCCAGCCGCGCTAACCGGCCCGACTCTCTGGGGCTTGCCTGTTGTCGCGACAGAGTCTTCGGCGTTCCTGGGCAAATTCCTGACCGGTGCTTTCAGCGCGGGCGCACAGCTCTTTGACCGTGAAGAGGCAAACGTTGTGATCAGTACCGAGAACGCCGACGACTTCGAGAAGAACATGATCTCGATTCGTTGCGAAGAGCGTGTGGCGCTGGCGGTCAAGCGACCTGAAGCGTTTGTTACCGGTGCCTTCACCGTGCCAACCCCACCAACCGGCGGTTAATTATCCGCACCGCATAGCGGCCTTCGGGCCGCTTTCAAGGAGATACCCATGAAAGTTAAAGCACTTGTACCGATCTTGTTCGGTAGCCGGGTGGTGAATGACGGCGAGTTGTTCGAAACGCAGGAGCTTCACGGGCGCGAGCTGATCAAAAAAGGCTATGCCGAGCAGGTGAGTGACGACAATCCTGCAGAGCAGCCAGAGCAGCCAGAGCAGCCAGAGCAGCCAGAGCAGCCAGAGCAGCCAGAGCAGCCAGAGCCAGTCAAGAAAAGCAAAAAGTAAGGTGAGCTATGCTAAAGCTGGAATTGGTGAAAGAGCATTGCCGCCTGGAACCTGATTTCAGTGCGGATGACACCCTAATCGGCGTCTACATCGGTGCGGCGAAAAAGCATGTTGAGATGTATACCCGCCGCACCCTTTACGCCAGCGAATCCGACCCCGGATACGATGCCGACGAAGATCACCTGCTGCTGGATGATGATGTGCGCACGGCAATGCTGCTTTGTATCGGTCATTGGTATGCGAACCGTGAGGCCGCGATTGTTGGCGCGTCGGCATCAAAATTGCCGCTGGCTGTTGAGTCTTTACTCCAACCCTATCGGATTTATGGCTTATGAAATCATTACGCGCAGGTTCGCTGGGGTTTCGCATTAAGCTTCTACGCCCCGTTACGCTTCGCGATGATCAGACCGGCGCACCGGTCAAATCCTTTGAATTTGTCGCTGAGGTCTGGGCGGATGCGGAGCCGATCTCCAACCGAAAAATTCGCACGGGTGAACAGGGGCAGGTAGTGGAAACCATGCTGTTCACACTACGGCCACGGGATGAAATTACTGTTGATTGGCAGGTGGTTTTCAGCAGCGAACCTTTACCGTTCGTGCGCCTGACCGGTCACAACGAGACCGGCTGTTAATTACGGCGGAGGCTGATATTCGTCATGATCGAGTATGAAATCAAAGCGGCACTGGAGGCGCTAACGAGTCTGCCAGCATACCCGTTGTTGCTGCCTGACCCGGAACAGGAAGGCGTGACGTATCAGAAGGTCAGCAACCCGAAAGTTGATACCGGGCTAGCCAGCACGGCACTGATCCAGGGGCGCTTTCAGGTCACGCTTTATGTCATCGACGATTACGCACGCCTCATTGAACTGGATAAGGCTATTTGCGCCGCCTGGGAGAGCATTCAGCACGGGCATATTGGGCGCTGGCCCGTTCAGACAGTGACACGCGGCACGATGCAACAGGGAGCAACCACACTCACCAACAACAGCGTTCAGTACCGGCTGGTGCGTGATTACGTCATCTGTTACCCGGAGGACGCCACATGATCAGCATAAACGTTACGGGTATGGACGAATTGGCCCGCCAGTTAAAGCTCTGGGGATGAAGCGGTCAAGGTATTGCGTGATGCCGGACGAGCGGCGCTGGAGCCGGTGCTGGAAGACATGAAACAGCATGCCGGTTTTGATGAGAGCAGCACCGGGCCGCACATGCGGGACGACATAAAAATCCGCAGTACGAGCCGCATGAACGATCCCCGCTATTTGACGGTAATGACATTCAAGGTCGGCCCGAGCAAGAAGCATCACATGAAGGCGCTGGCGCAGGAATTCGGCACGGTTAAGCAGGTTGCCGCACCGTTTATCCGCCCGGCACTCGATTACAACAAAACCCGCGTATTACGCATCCTGGCGGCAGAACTCCGCTACGGCATCGAAAACCGGTAGCGACCGCTGCCACAATCATTAAGTGAGGGAAATTATGGCTGATAAAACGTCGCCAGAGTACGCCATGCTTCCGGCTGGCACGGTTGTTAAGTGGGGCGCTGTCGGCGCAGCACCGCCGGCCATGAAGGCGCTGGTTAACTGTAAGGCTGTGGGTGAGATGGGGCAGACTGGCAGTTTTGTCGATTGCACGACCCTTATCGACACCACAAAGCAATTTATCTCCGACCTGCCGGAAGGCGCGGAGAAATCGATTGGGTTTATTGATAACCCTGCAGATGAAAGCTTTGCGGCGTTCCTGACCGCAGCGGACAACCGTGAAACCGTTCAGTTCTATGTTGAGCTGCCGAACGGTCGCACCTCTACATCGATCCTTTCGCTGTCTGGCTGGAAGATGAACGAAATCACCGCTCCGGCGAGTGAAGTCATTCAGATCACGGTGCAAGGCAAGCAGAACAGCAACACCTGGGGAGCTGTAGCCCCAAAGGTGTGATCAGCGTGACTACCCAGCCGAAGAGCGCTGATCTGGCAGTCGGGGGCAATTTGTCCCTGACTGTTGCGGCTACCTCCAGTAACGGCAAGCCCGTTAAATACCAATGGCAGAAAAACGGCACAGATATCAGCGGCGCAACCTCTGCCACCTACACCAAAAACTCTGTTGTGGCGGCGGATGCTGGCGCTTATCGCGTGGTGTTGTCTGCCGAGCGGTCAGACACCATCAACAGCGCTACCGCAACCGTAACTATTAAATAAGGAAATGGCATGACCCAGAAGAAAATCAACCTCAAGACCGCGCTGCTTCAACCCATCAATACGGCGGTGCCGCACACGCTGTTTGGCATGCCGGTACATATCCGCCGCCTGACCGCCGGTGAACTGATGGATTACGACGAAGGGCTTGGAAAGGCACAGGCAGAGAATGACCAAAAGGCATCGGCACTTCTCGGCGCTCAGTTAATCCTCTCTGCACTGGTTGACGAGCAGGGTAAATCAGTACCTGCGTCTGATTTGCCTTCACCAGCGGAACTGCTGGCCGCTCATGATAACGCGGCGTTGTTTGATGCAATCCGCGCTATCCAGAATCACAGCTACGGCACGCTGGAGGAAGCCGAAAAAAACTGACCTACTCACCGTGGCTATGGCTGATTTATCAGTTGGCCGATCGCTTCGGTGAGCCTGACGTCAGAAAAATTGCAGCCCTCCCGGCCTCCATTATCCAGCACTGGGAGGCATTCTATTCGCTGGTGGATAAGGCAACGTCCGATACTGCTAATCCGCCCCCTGTCAATCTGTCAGCCCCTGTCGCATCTGATGTTGATGAACAGTGTGCTGCCGTTATGCGAGCGCTCATGTAATGGCCGATGTAGCTACTCTGGCGGTAGCGCTGCACCTGAATTCCGCCAGTTTTAAATCTCAAATTGTCGATTCATTCAGAACGGCAGAAACCGCGTCAAAAAACTTCACGGGCAAGGCGCAGCAGGAAAGCCAGAAAACCACCGAAGCGCTGACCCAGATAGGCAATCAGGCGAAGCGCACCGGTGGTCAGCTTAACTCGTTGAGCGGTGCGCTCAGCGCCAGCCAGGGCGGCTTCGAAGGGCTGCGAAGTGTGATCAGTGGCCTGGCCGGTGGGAGTAACATCGCGGTCAGCACGCTGGCCAATACATTAATCCCGACGCTCGACCGCACTTTCATCGGCTTTAAGGGGCTGACCAGCGGCTGGGAGGCCCAACGCGAAGCGGCGAAGGCTGCTGCCCTTGAGTTTAACAAGGCGGCACAGGGCCAGATTGAACAGGCGCAATCTGCACGCCAGCAGGCCCAGGCGCAGTTTGACGCGGCTAAGCGTACCCGTGAACAGGCTCAAGCATCCCGCGAGCAGGCGCAGGAAATGGCGCGCTTCTACGCGGCCAAAAATCAGGAAAACCAGCTCTACGGTCTTTCGGTCAGCTACCAAAAAGAGTATGCCGATATTCACCGCAAGGTGCGCGAGGCTGATCTCGCCGAGGTCAGCGCCAAGGAGAAAATGGCGCAGGCCTCAAAAGCGGTGCTGGCGGCAGATATTGCCGAATCCAAGGGCAAAACCAATCTGCTTTCCTCCCTGAACCAAATCAGTGTGGCCAACAAGGAGGTTTCCTTTACAGCGCGCGCGGCAGCGGTCAGCACCAACCTGATGAAAAGTGCGCTGGCCCTGCTGGGTGGCCCGGTTGGCTTAAGCATCATGGCGGCGGTTGCCGGTGCCACGGCATTGTATACCGCGTTTCAAAAAGGGGAGGCAGAGACCAAGGCATATACCGCAGCGCTTCAAAAGTCAGGGCTTCAGGCCATTATGACGGTGAATGATCTGCGCATGCTGACGATGACGCTCGGCGGCACAGAGAATGCGGTTAAGGCTGTTACCAGCGCCGCCGGCGCAGGATTCGGTGGCAATATGCTGTCGGACATCGCTGAAACCGGCACCCGGATGAACGAACTGGGTATGTCATCCGATGATCTTGTTTCGACGCTATCAAGCCTGAGCGGTGAACCTCTAAAGGCAATGGAGGCGTTGACTAATCAGGGCGTTCAGCTCAACACCACGTTTATCGATCATATCGCCACGCTGTCCCGGCAGGGGAAAACCAGCGAAGCGACGGCGCTACTTCAGCAGAAATACCTTGATGATGTGAAAGCCAAAGTCACCGAGCAGGAGAACAGCGTCAGCGGTTTGGCGTCTATCTGGAAGTCGCTGAAAAATGAAGTGGCGTCCGCGTTCGATACCATCGGTCAGGCACATATGAAAACCGGCCAGGCGCAGGCACTGGCACTGGGCGTTAAGCTGGATATCAGCGACGATACCGCTAACGAGGTGAAGAAAACCAACGAAGAGCTGTACAAGCGGCGGCAGCAGGAGCAGGAAGCCGCCCGGAAAGAGTTAAAGTTACAGAATGAAGTTTCTGCCGCTATTAAGGCTGGTGCTGATCCTAAAAAGGAACAGGCTCGACTAACAGGGATTGTATCGGCGCAGTTTAAGGCCGGGAAACTGACGGCAGACGAATATGCGCAGGCGTTGAAGGGCATTAACAAGCAGTATGGCACAAAGTCTAAAGGGGCTGCGTATAGCGATAGTGAAGGCGTAAGGCGTCTGCAACAGTTGCAGCAACAATCCTCAGTGCTGCGCGCGCAGGCGCAAGATACCGACAAACTAACCGAATCGCAGAAAAAGCTGGTGGCCTTCGATCAGGAGATTGCAGGGCTTCAGGGTAAGAAGTTGACCGCCGGTCAAAAAAGCCTGTTGTCCATGCAAGACCAGATCAGGGCGCAATTAACCGAGAATGTGGCGCTGGAAAAGGCAAACCGCGAAAGGGAGATTGGCAAAAAACTGTTGGAACAAACCCGTAGCCTGGTGATGGAAACGGCCTCGAAACAGCAGGAATACGCCAACCGTAACGCGCAGATGACTATGTCCACTGATGCCTACGATCAGATGGTGGCTGAGCAGCAAATCCGGCAGTCGTTCCAGCAACACCGCTTGCAGCTGGATAAGGAAGTGACGGACAAAACGTCCGAGCAGTACATGCAACAGACGGCCATTCTCGCCAGTGAGCAGCAGCGCCAACTGGATATCGTGCGCAATGCCGCGCAGGAAAAAGCGGCTATCGAGGGCGATTACACCGCAGGGCTGAAAAAGGGAATGATGGACTGGTCAGCCAATGCCGGTAACGTTTATGGGCAGGTGAAAGACGCTACCACCCGAACATTTGACGGCATGACCGGCATGCTGACCAACTTCGCCACCACAAGCAAAGCCAGCTTTAACGACTTCGCCAAGTCTGTCCTGACCGATCTCGCCAGCATGATGATCAAGATGGCGATGTTCAACGCACTGAAAGCCGGAATGAACTTCTTCGCCCCCTCCGGCAATGACCCAGGGCAAGTGCCGATGTTCGCCAACGCAAAAGGCGGCGTTTATTCGTCGCCGTCACTGAGTGCATACAGCGGCCAGATCGTCAGCAATCCCACCATGTTTGCGTTCGCCAAGGGCGCTGGACTGATGGGCGAGGCTGGCCCAGAGGCGATCATGCCGCTCAAGCGTGGGGCGGACGGTTCGCTGGGTGTGCGGGCTATTGGTATGCCACAACAGGCTGCTGCCGCGCCGAACGTCTACATCACCATTGAAGGCGGCGGTAACGTAAATACCCAGGCCGATCAGGGCTGGGAAGAGTTCGGTAAGCAGATGGGCAACATCGCCGCGCAGGAAAGCCAGAAGGTAATCAACCGGAACCTGAAGCCCGGCCAGCCTATCTGGAAAGCAATCAAGGGGATGTAATGGCCATTAAGACCTTCAACTATCCGGCGCGCGTCAATGCCGCCGGTGATACCCGGTTTCGTATCCGGAAAGCGCAGTTCGGCGATGGTTATATGCAGGTTTCCGGTGATGGCATCAACCCGATCATTCGCTCATGGGATTTGACCTTTATCGGCAAGTACAACTACATCACGCCGATTATCGCCTTTCTTGAAGATCATCAAGGGGTGAAGTCATTCCAATGGACACCACCTACCAACGTTCCCGGCCTCTACCGCTGCGAAGGCTATAAGCCTGTTGCAATGGGTGGCGATAACTATTCACTGACGGCCACGTTTACCGAGGCCTTCCACGTTTAACCGAGATTAATCATGCTGAATACAGACCTGCAGAAGTTGGAGCCGGGCAACCGCGTTCGCCTTGTTGAAGTGGACGGGACAAAGTTCGGTGCTGATATTCTGCGCTTTCACAGCGACACGCTTCCCTATACGCCGGAAGAACTGGCCGCTGCTGGTGGGGACGAAACGAAACTACCCGCAAAATCGATCTGGTGGCAGGGCAAGGAGTACGGGCCGTGGCCGTTTTCCGTTGAGGGGTTGGAAATATCCTCCGACAGCCAAAGTACGGAGCCGAAATTGACGGTTGCCAATATCAACGGCCTGATCACTGCACTTTGCCTTCAGTTTGAAGATATGGCCCAGGCCAAGGTGCTGATCCACGATACGCTGGTGCATTACCTTGATGCCCGGAATTTTCCAGAAGGGAACCCAACGGCTGACCCGGTGCAGGAAAAGCTACAGGTGTTCTACATCGATCGCAAGGCAACGGAAAGCGATGAAGCGGTGGAGTTCGAACTCTCCAGCCCGGCAGACCTGCGGGGATTGCGCATCCCGACCCGCCAAATCCACAGCCTGTGCACCTGGTGTTCGCGTGGATGGTATCGCACTGGTAAGGGCTGCGATTACGCAGGCACGCGATACTTTGACGACAAGGGCAATCCGGTGGATGACCCAAGTAAAGATCGCTGCGGTGGACTGTTGAGCGATTGCCAAAAACGTTTTGGTGAGACTGAGCCTTTACCGTTCGGCGGTTTCCCCGGCGCAGCGCTGATTAAGCAGTAGGTGGCGTTATGAAAGAGAAAACCATAGCGGCCATTATGGCGCACGCCGAGGCGGAGTATCCGCGCGAGTGTTGCGGCCTCGTGGCGCAGAAATCCCGCGTTGAGCGTTACTTTCCCTGCCGTAACCTGGCGGACAATCCCACCGAACAGTTTCACCTGTCGCCTGAGGATTACGTGACCGCTGCTGAGTGGGGGACGATCACAATGATTGTGCACAGTCACCCGGATGCCACCACGCAGCCAAGTGAACTGGACAAGGCGCAATGTGATGGGATGGAGTTGCCCTGGGCGATTGCCAGCTGGCCGGAGGGTGACTTGAAAACGATCATGCCGCGCGGAGAATTGCCGCTGGTAGGTCGCCAGTTCGTGCTGGGGCATACCGATTGCTGGGGGCTGATCATGAGCTATTTCCGGCAGGAGCACGGCATAGCGCTCCATGATTACCGCGTTGATTATCCGTGGTGGGAGCGGGGCGAAAATCTCTACATGGACAACTGGCACGACTGCGGCTTTCGAGAGTTCGACGGCCCACCGATGCCGGGTGACATGGTGATTATGCAGGTTTCCGCACCGGTGGCGAACCATGCCGGTATTCTGCTCGAAGATGGTATGTTGCTGCACCACATGTACGGCATGCTCAGCCAGCGGGTGCCTTACGGTGGTTATTGGAAAGAGCGAACTGTGAAGGTGCTGCGCCACAAAGAGCTGATGTGATGCTATCATTCCACTTTTCAACTTAAGGAAAAGGGTTATGAAAAAGGCTTTGTTAATCACGGCATTTCTTATTTCAGGTTGTAATACAGTTGGTAGCTTAAAAGATACAACCCCTGCTATGTCTGGTTATTCTGATAAATCAGAGAGTACGTTTGTCTATTGTGTTATTAATGAATGGAATAAACATTCCTATCTACAACCTATGGTGACACAGCCTTTGCCTGATGGGCATTCTCTGCAATTTAATGATCCGTGGCGTGGGCCTGTTTTTATTCTTGATGTTTTAAATAATGGTGGTGGTAGTAGCTATAAATTGTATAAAAGTAAAGATATTGACTTCTACGAACAAGCTATTACTCAGTGCAAATAACCTGCTTCGGCAGGTTTTTTTATTAAGGTATTAAAAATGGCATTCATTGAGGTTCCTCTTCGAATCATACGTTTTCATGGCCCAATGGTCGATGAGTTTGGGCCAAAGTTTGAATATCGAGCACACAATGTTCTGAAAGCTATTGATGCTATGAAAAATCTCATTCCAGGCTTTGAGCGTTATATGTTGGAGGCTCATAAACGTGGACTGACTTTTGCAATCTTTGTGGGTAACCGCAATGTTGGTTACGACGATATGGAGCTAACAAAAGGAACTGAAGATATTCACTTGGTACCAATGATTATTGGCAGTAAACGAGCTGGATTGTTCCAGACTGTATTAGGCGTTGCATTAGTGGCTTTGTCTATGTGGAACCCGGCATTTTTAGGGATGTCAGCTGCGGTTGCACAAGGCGTGGGCGCTGTTGGTGCATCAATGGCTCTTGGCGGCATTGTGCAAATGCTATCCCCTCAAGCTGGCGGATTGCGCATGCGCCAAGACCAGGACAACAAACCGAGTTATGCCTTTGGAGGGCCGGTGAACACAACGGCACAGGGTAATCCTGTTGGTGTGCTGTACGGCACACGCGAGATAGGCGGAGCTATTATCTCTGCTGGTATTTACACTGAAGATCAACAGTAAGCCGAGAGGCAGGAGAAAGTTATGGCATTACATAAAAAAGCTAAGAAGTTGAAAAAAGAAACCTCTGGTGTCAAAAAGGCGGCCCAAGAGAAGGCCGCTGGAAAAAACTACAAAATTCTATTTGGCTGAATTTAAGCTGTTTAGTTAAACGCGAAATTGTTCAAGCTGTTTAGCCAAGTCGTTCAACGCAGGGGTATTAGTTTGACGAAGTTCCTTAAGGAATGCATCACGATGACTATCGTGAAGTTTCTGGAAAATCAACCCTAAAGCAATCTTTAATGCATTAACCTCAGCGCCCAATGCATTTAGATCAGTGTTGTTAGTGGTGATTTGAAGGCCCTCAATAGATTTAGTTTGAGTGTCCATATCTCTTTATCCTAATTCAGAGTTAATCAGCCATCCCTCTGATTTCAAACGTCCATGCCTCTACATGGGCGGGCTGAGACATTACAAGATAGTGCCTTAATTTCATCCGTAAACCCTGATATTTGATCAGTGTACTCACTACGCCGCTTATCGCGGCTTTTTTCATTGGTGCAATATGGACAATGTAACGATAAAAGGCCGCAAAGGCGGTGGTGGTGGCGGCCACACGCCAGTCGAATCGCCGGACAGCATTCAATCGATCGCCAGAGCGAAGATGCTGTTCGCATTGGGCGAAGGGGAGTTTGCCGGTAGGTTAGATGGCACAAACATTTTTGCTGACGGCACCCCTGCACTTAATGCCGATGGCTCTGAAAATTTCCCCGGCTTCCGCTGGGAGTTTCGCCCAGGTACGCAGGCACAGGATTATATTCAGGGTATTCCTGCTGTTGAAAACGAGATCACCGTCGGCACAGAACTGAAAAGCGGCACGCCGTGGGTTCGGTCAGTATCGAACCTGCAACTTTCCGCTGTGCGTCTGCGCTTCGGCTGGCCTATGCTGCAAAAGCAAGAGGACAACGGCGACGTTAACGGCTACCGCATCGAATACGCCATTGATGTGGCCACCGATGGTGGCAGCTATCAGGAAATGTTAACGGCAGCAATCGACGACAAAACCACCTCGCTATATGAGCGTTCTCACCGCATCAACTTACCGAAGGCCACTACGGGCTGGCAGGTGCGCGTTCGCCGATTGACGCCTAACGCTAACAGCGCCCGGATTGCTGATCGCATGAACATCGAGGCGCTGACCGAAATTATTGATGCCAAGTTGCGCTACCCGAACACGGCGCTGCTTTACGTTGAGTTTGACTCAAAACAGTTTCCGAACATCCCGAAGATCAGCTGTGCGCCGCGCGGACGGGTTATCCGCGTGCCTGACAATTATGACCCGGAAACGCGCAGCTATACCGGTGTTTGGACGGGGGGCTATAAGTGGGCCTACAGCGATAATCCGGCCTGGGTGTTCTACGACATTATTTTAGCCGACCGCTTTGGCCTGGGCGATCGCATCGACTCAACTCAAATATCCGAGTCTGAACTGTACCGCATCGCCCAGTATTGCGATCAGCTGGTGCCAGATGGTCGCGGCGGTGATGGCATGGAGCCACGCTTTACCTGCAACGTTTACATTCAATCCCGCGAGGATGCCTGGACGGTGCTGAGCGATCTGGCCGGTATCTTCCGTGGCATGACCTATTGGGGACAAAACCAAATGGTTGCCCTGGCGGATATGCCGCGCGATATGGACTTTACCTATACCCGTGCCAACGTTATCGACGGCAAGTTTACCTATTCGTCTGCCAGCGAGCGCACCCGCTACAGCACCGCGATGGTCAGTTGGTCTGATCCGGCGAACCACTACGCCGATGCGATAGAGGCCGTATTTGATAGCGACCTGGTGCGCCGGTACGGCGTGAACCAAACCGAGCTGACAGCGATCGGTTGTACCCGCCAGAGCGAGGCAAACCGCCGGGGCCGCTGGGCATTGCTGACCAACAGCAAAGACCGCACGGTTACTTTCTCTGTTGGCCTCGATGGCATGATCCCCATGCCTGGGCATATCGTCGGCGTGGCCGATCAGATGGTTGCCGGTCGGGTGATCGGTGGCCGTATCAGTGCGGTGGACGGTCGCAAGTTGAAGCTGGACAGAAAGCCAGGCGCTAAAGTCGGCGACCGCCTGATCATTAACCTGCCTTCAGGCAAAGCACAGGCTCGCACCGTGCAGGCGGTGAATGATCGCGTGGTGACCGTTACCACTGCCTATAGCGAGATACCCGTGTCGGAGTCTGCCTGGTCTATCGATGCTGATGATCTGGCTGTTCAGCTCTACCGTGTGGTGGGTATTGCCGATAATGGCGATAACACCTTTACGATTAATGCTACCGAGCATGACCCGAACAAGTACGCCCGCATCGATACCGGCGCGCGCATCGACGATCGCCCGATATCGATTATTCCTCCTGGCGTGCAAGCCCCGCCGAAAAACATCACCATCGACAGCTACTCCTCGGTGAGCCAGGGCATCGCGATTACCACCCTGCGCGCCGCCTGGGGGGCAGTGGATAACGCGATAGCGTATGAGGCTGAATGGCGGAAAGATAATGGTAACTGGGTATCGATGCCGCGCACGTCTGCGTTGGGATTCGAGGTGCCAGGAATTTACGCTGGGCGCTACCTAGTTCGCGTGCGGGCCATCAACGCCAGTGACGTATCGTCTATCTGGGCGACGTCGATCGAAACCTACCTGAAAGGGAAAGAAGGCAAGCCGCCGGTGCCGGTCGGCTTCAAGGCTTCTCCGTTACTTTGGGGTATCCAGCTCGATTGGGGATTCCCAGACGGGGCCGAGGACACGCTGAAAACCGAAATTCAGTATGCAGATAACGCCGCCGGGAATAACGCGATGTTGCTGGCCGATATCCCGTATCCGCTGCACACCCACACCATGACCGGGTTGAAGGCGGGGCAGGAATTCTGGTTCCGCGCGCGGTTGCAAGACCGTACCGGCAATCAGGGCGACTGGACAGGCTGGATTAAGGGGCAATCCAACGCAAATGCCGGTGACTACCTGGAGAGTATCGGCGATGGGTTTCTGACCGACAAAGACGGCGACCGCCTCACTGGCGACATTGACACAAACATTGAGGCCATCATCCAGAACGCGCTGGCCAACAACGCGACGGTGGAACACCAGTGGGCGCAATACGGCACGGTGCGGGCTGATATTCTGGTGGTGAAAACCACGATAGCGGAAGTCGATCACGCCTTGGCTGAACTGTCTACGCAGGTGCAGGCGCAAATTGATGACGTGACAGCGGTATTGGAGGACAAGCTGACGGCAACAGTCGATGCCGACGGCGCAACGGCAATCCACACACTGAAAGCCGGTGTGAGGGTTAACGGCGTGTTCTACAACGCGGGCATGTCGATCGCCGTGCTGGCAGAAACCGGCAAACCCGTCATCACCCGTATCGGGTTCAACGCCAATCAGTTCGTGTTGATGAGCGGCAGCGGCGACACGCAATACTCGCCGTTCGCTGTAGTCAACGGCCAGGTGTTTATCAGCGATGCTTTCATTCAGAACGCTTCTATCACGTCGGCGAAAATTGCGGATGCGGCAATCACCAATGCCAAAATCAGCGGCTTTATTCAGTCCGACAATTTCAGCGCAACCAGCGGCTGGCGGATGGATAAAAGCGGCGCAGGGGGCTGGACAAATCCAGATTAACGGTGGCGACGGTAACGGGCGCATGGAGATACGCGGCGACCAGATTAATGTTTATGACGCTGGCGGTAATCTGCGGGTGAGAATGGGGAGGTTGTAGCGTGGCGTATGGCCTGTGGATGAATGGCAAAGAGCTGGCGGCGGTTAATAGCATTTCACTATTAGCCAACGATAAAGAACCCTGGGCGGATGGCAATAAACAAAAGATTTATACTCCGCCTGATTACGTCGCTGGGAACCCGGTATTTCTGGTTGGTCAGACCGGGTATATATTCGGCAGTCAGACAAATCCCCCGTCTTACGGCGGGGTTACTGGATGGCGAACCGATGGTGGGAGGATAATTGTTGATTTTACCAATGCAAATCAGCAGGCGTTCTTTACCGAGTTCAGCATATACCAGGTTCAACCGCCGCAATCAGTTTCAGGCACGTATGGAATAATGATTCGAAACTCGGTGGACTGGATGAGCATTAACAGTTCGTCCCGGCTGGGTTTTGTTGCCTGGAAAGGGGGAAGTGACGATTAACGGCAAATGGACATTGCCAGTCGTTCAAAATGATAACACCAAGGTTGTCTTTGTTCGGTGCGATGACCCCGGCGTTTCTATTTACCATGCTGTGCAATATAACGAATTAACGGTATCGCGTGATAATGGTTCGGGTGAAGCGGTGTTAACCACAGCCAATGTGAAAGTGGTCATTATGAACAGCGGTTATTACCCACCGACGCCAAGTGGCTACGGAATGGTGATTAAGAACGCTGCCGGTAATAACACATTCACCAGCGATACAGAGCCGTTAGTCTGGGATGGTCGTTCGGTTAATGTCGGCAGGAACCCAGAGGATTTTGTTGATACAGGCATAGCCAGGCCAATGATCCCCCTGGCCGTTAATGCGTTTATGCGTGGTGACTCTCAAGGCAGCGGAGGAGTTTATAACTACTACAGCTGCGGCTATCGGTTTAACGGCAGCGCCGTCCAATTCTGGCGTTCTGAATCAGGGAGAAGAATACAGACCCAGTGGAATACATCAAACCGATGGTACTCGTCACAGATGCCGCTCATGGTTATAAACGCAGACCATTACTTCTAACAACCGGCCGCTGAGCCGGTTTTTTTTATGCAACGACTTAGGAGAGCATCATGCCCGCAGGCACTCTAACCCTAACGAACAAATCCGCCGTAGTGAAAGGGACGGGGACGGCATTCAATACCGAGCTTAAAGCCGGTGATTTCATCGTGAGCATTGTCGGCGGCGTCACCTATACGCTACCGGTTAAAACCGTTGATAGCGCCACACAGGCGACCCTGATTAAAGCCTATGACGGCCCAACGCAGGCGGGCGCAGCATGGTATGCCGTACCGCGCGACGCGATGAACACCATCACCGCCCAGCTGGCCGCAGAGACGGCGAAAGCGCTACGCGGGCTGAACCTCGATAAAGATAACTGGCAACAGGTATTCAGTGGCACCGGAAACATTACGGTGACGTTACCTGACGGCAGCACATACACCGGCCCGGCCTGGAATAGTTTTACTGCTGCATTGGAAAATAAAGCCGCTAAAGGGGTGAATAACGATATAACCCAGCTGAAGGCGTTAAGCACCGCAATTACAGTTGCCCAAGGTGGTACGGGTGCAAAAAGACGCTGCTACTGCACGTACAAATCTTGGCCTTGGCAACTCTGCGACCAGAAACATCGGCACAACATCAGGGACTGTTGCCGCTGGTGATGATGTGAGGCTGGGGACCATAGACAATAAAACCGGTGGGCTGATTACCAGTGCAGTACGAATTCAGGGAACGGGAAGCATCATATCGAATGCGTGCACGGCGATAGGCTGGGATGGTTCCAATGGCGTCAGTGAATTCGTCAATAACCGAGGGCAGGGAACTGGGGGGTTCAGATACCGTATCGCAAATGCAACAGGCGGGCTGGTAGTGGCGTTTTCAATGTCATCTGATGGGAATGCCTATGCTGCGAACGGTCGTTGGATTGAGAAATCTGATGCGCGAATCAAAGATAACATCCGCCTGATTGAAAATCCTCTTGAGAAAATGAAGCAGCTTCGTGGTTACACATGGAACCTGAAATGGAACGGCAACCCTGGCGCGGGGTTCATTGCCCAAGAAGTCCAGCAGGTTTTTCCTGAACTGGTTATCGTCACAGAAGATATGGAAATGAGAGACGGCACTGTCGTGAAGGGTGTTCTCGCCCCTGACAATAACGGGATCTCTGCAGGGCTACATCACGAAGCGATTCTTGCGTTAATGGAAAAAGTAGAGCGGCTTGAGGAAGAAATAAAAAGTATTAAGGCTAAATAGAAAGGAGGGTTAAATAATGGCTTTGATTAGCGATATCCTACGCGGGCCTTACGGAGATCCGCAGCCAAACGTAATTATTACCATGCGCGCAAAGGAGACTAGTGCGCGCGTTTTGGTTAGCAATTCATCAGCAGCTATTACCGCGGACGACGGCAAATATTCAATGCAAGTTTTCCCCGGTGAATATGAAGTTATGGTATCCACTCTGGGGGAAAGTTGGCGAAATTCGTGTATATCCCGATTCGAAAGATGGAACGTTAAACGATTTCCTCATCACACCGGGCGAAGAGGAAATTACGCCTGAGATTGTCCAGACAGTAGAAACATTGAGAGCAGAGGCTGCAGCGTCTGCGGGGAAGTCTGCTGCATCGGCTTCTGCCGCCAAAATCAGTGAGCAGAATGCGGCCAGCAGTGTGAAGCCGGTTACAGCAGCGGGCTTTGGGGTAGGGCCAATTCACCGCCATGATGTTTACGCGCAGGAAAATACGTCGTTCATCAACCGGTTTAATGGCACTTCGGCTAATGCACCCGCAAATGTAGTGGGTGGCGTAATAACGATGCCGATGGACGGTGGCCCAACGTGCGGGTACATCGCAGTGAGTTCCGGCCGTGCAGCTTGGGTTGGTATATCCAACTTTTCTGGTAAAACGATCTACTGGGTATCACTCTGGTCGTCGGGTAACACAACAGTTGACGCCAACGGCTTCATTAAAAAGGCATCCCCGATCGTGAAGCTCTTCCGTGATGGTACATGTGAACTCAACGACGAAACCCAGGGCGTGGCCACTGAACGCGTGAGCGAGGGGATTTACCGGGTTTCCGGCACGCTCGGGTTTAATGCCGATGCTCAATGGGGCGGGCCGGATGGTGGTATCGAAGTACCGCTCGACCGCAACAAGCAGCCGCTGATCTGGGTGGATTACGAGGTAGAGCCGACCGGCGACCTGCTGATCAAAACTTATCACCGCACACACCCGGCGGCGCCGACGTTCGCCCGCAATGACATTCTGGGCTATGACGAAGGGATGCCGATCGACATCCCTGAGGGACGCTGGGTGGATTTGCGTGTTGAGATGCCAGTGCGCGAGGTTGAAGAAGCATCGGAAGCAGTCGAGTAGTTGCCGCTCTTGAAAATGTGAACGTTGACTCTATCTTAAACCCGCTGCCCCATCGCCGACCTCGTAGAATTAGTCAGGTTGAACATCGGCAGGGGCAGCACCTATCACTTGTAAAGCACATCAAAATTAAACGCTATGGCCGCATCAACGGCTTTACCTTGAGTCTGAAACGGCACATTTGATACGAGCGGCCAGCCTCCCTTATGTAAAACATAAAGCCAGTGCTGGCCCTCTTCATCTTCACGGATTGCGAAAAATGGAGGGCTATTTACTGTTGGTTCAGGGTATCTGTCATTCTCATTGAGAACGAAAATCTGCCGCCCGGCGAGGGTAATGCTACCCATAGATGTCACTTATCAGCCATTGTTCTGACTCTTCAAACATATCTTCAAGAAGCCGATTTAACTTTTCTCTGTCGCTTTTGTTAGCGTCGCTAATGAGTCCGTTCGTTTGCATCGGCTTTACTTTCACCTCTGCATCAGGGAACACCCGATGTACCCGCCTTGTCAGTTCTGCTTTGATTATCTCTGCCGCGTCAGGCAAACCTTTAACATTACGTTGGTCAAAAATCAGCTCTACGAACATTCGCACCCCCTTCGGATTACTGTATGTATATACAGTAATGTTGTTCGATGAACTCGTGTACGTCAAGCAATAACCGGTTTCGTGAGGTGAATTGAAGAAAATGATGTGTACAAAATTGCGTACCACATGAAATTTTTTAAGATAAAAAATCAATAAAATCAGTTTATTGAATTATTTGTTTTGTAATCGTGAATGTAAAATGTGGCCGTTGCCTTGCTGCTCAAAATCGCGTCTCTTCAGTGGCGGATACAATATGCCTCTATTGTAACGGCGTGGGGAGCGATGCCAAGCGGCGGTTAGCGAAATGCGCGCAATTACGCACGGCGATAATAATTCAGCCGTTGATGAAAGTAGGTGAGCAGGTGGTCGGGGACCTGTTGTTCTGTTTCCGCCTGAGTGGAGGCGATGCCGTAGCGTTCGTTGTAGATCACGCTGATGGCCAGCAAATCGGTTTCTATTTTCTCGCGTTGCGCCTGCGGTAAGCTATCCAGCTTTCGAGCCATCGTTATCTCCCTGTTAACCTTAGGGCATAATAGGATCGTTAGCGGATATTGTCCCTACCCATTCCGGGGGGCAGTCGACGCCTGAGCGCCGGGTTGCGCGCAAGGCGCCTGGCCGTGGCGGGCGGCGAACTCGCTCTCTGCGTGATGTGCCTGGAAGCGATCCACGCGTTGATACAGCGAACAGGCGCCGCCGATCACCGCCACCCAAAACAGGGTGCATAGCAGCAAAACCCCCAACCAGATTTTTTGGTTATAGGTCATAAGTCCTCCACGGACGAAAAGAGAAATAACATTGACCGTTAAATTAAATCAGGGGTTACATCAATGGTATTTAAACAGCAGGGATTAATCGTAATCTTGTCCCGACTCTTTTGTTACTAAACCCATGATGGATGTTTCAAAAGATTCCTTAAGATAATATTAAGAAAAGTGTTTAAGGGCGCCGTAATTCTATTTAATAATTGTTTAATTATCCGCAGATACAATCTTCCACATTCAATGCCAATGTGGGTGACAATTATGAAAACGCTGCTGTTGACCGGCGCTACCGGCTTTCTCGGTGGTGCGGTTCTTGAAAAATTATTGATTGAAAATCAGTCTATTAATTATCTTTTACTGGTGCGCGCCGACGATGCGCAGCAAGGGCTGGCCCGTATTCGCGCGAATATGGAAAAATTTAATATCGACGCGAATCTGCTGTCTAAAATTACGATAGAAAATATATTGTTGGGCGACCTTTCCGAGCCAGCCGACTTTTTAACTGACGCACGCATTAACAAAGTCACGCACGTTATTAACTGCGCGGCCGTTGCTTCTTTCGGTAATAACCCGCTCATTTGGAAGGTAAACGTAGAAGGCACACTGGCCTTTGCCGAAAGAATGGCGCAGGTACCGGGATTAAAACGCTTCCTGCACGTCGGTACCGCCATGTCCTGTTCGCCGGAGCCGGGTTCGCTGGTGTCGGAGAGCGGCGAGTTTGAGGAAGACGCCGAGCACCTGGTGGAATATACGCGTTCCAAATCCACCATCGAACAGCTGATGCGCCAGCGCTGCCCGCACATGCCGCTGACCATCGCCCGTCCGTCGATCGTCGTTGGCCACACTCGCCTGGGCTGCCAGCCTTCCAGCAGCATTTTCTGGGTGTTCGGCATGGCGCTGATGCTGCGAAAGTTCATGTGTTCGCTGCAGGACAATATCGATGTGATCCCGGCGGACTACTGTGCGGATGCGTTGGTGATGTTGATGAACAGCGAAACGCTCGAGAACGACGTTTATCATATCTCCGCCGGTGAGGAGAGCAGCGTCAGCTTTGCCGAAATCGACCGCGCCATGGCGGCGGCGCTGGAAAAGGCGCCGGTGGGCGATGAGTATGCGCAGGTGACGTATGACGCGCTGGTGAAAATGCGCCGTCAGCTGAAAGACATTTTCGGCCCGTGCAACGAGCGGCTGATGCTCAAAGCGATGCGCCTGTACGGATCGTTCGCCATGCTCAACGTGCGTTTCAGCAACGAGAAAATCCTCAAGCTGGGCATGCCGAAACCGCCGCGCTTCACCGACTACATCGCCGGCTGCGTGCAGTCGACCCGCGGGCTGTCCATTCAGCAGCAGATGGTGGTGGACTTCAAATAACCGTCGGGCGCCCTGGGCGCCCGACGCTGTGGTCCGTTACCAGGACGAAGATGACCAGAAGACGCGGCCGAGCACCACCAGTTGCTCTTTGCGCTGCTGATAGCTGAGATGCTCGTCCTGGTACTCTTCCCGGTTGAGGGAGCGGATGATGACGCCGCCGTCCGGCTGCTCGATAAGCACCTTCACCCGCAGCAAATTGCCGTGGCGGATGGCGTAGGTCTTGCCCTCGCGGATGCGCGTGTCGTCGGTGTTGATGCCGACCACGTCGCCGTCCTGCAGGCGCGGCTCCATGCTGGAGCCGGAGATGCGGATAATGCGCGCGGCGTTGACCGCCACCCCCATCTTGTGCAGATAGTAACGGCGAAAGATCAGCGAAAACTCCTCGCGATCGACGATTTCGTAGCAGCCGTCGCCGGCGGAAAAATCGATATCCAGCAGCGGGATCTCCACAAACTCTTCCTTGTCTTGTTCGGTATCTTCCCATACCACCGGTTTCAAGCGGGCGGGTTGGAAGTCCGACTCCGCCGCCACGTTGTCAAACGGGCGCACCAGCTGCTTTTCATGAAACACGTCGAACCAGCCCTTGGGCAAATTCAGCTTGGCCTCGATCCGCCTGGCCAGATTGTCGCCAAGATTGCGGGAGGATTTCTCCCCGATGATTTGGCTCAGCGTCGGCGCGGAAGACTCAACCAGCGTGGCGAATTCATTCTGGTTGACGCCTTGCCGGGCGTAGCGGGCCATCAATTCGCGCAGATTGTTGCGCCTGATTTCTTTAGTTTCCAT